AAGATTGCGCCTAAGATATTTTATATATTTTCAAGATCCCAACAAGATCTCGAAGGGTACCAATGATACCAACCGTGTCCATACTTATTGATCGTGTCATTTCTGATCAACCAACTTGCAACAGCGACAGATACTCTTACATTAGTTCGCTCGCTTGTGATCTTTAACTTTGGTGCTAACCAATCCCACCAAGTGCGATCATTAAACTGTAGGATCCCTAGATCATTAGATCCGTCTTTGTTTTCATTGTATGCGTTGGGATTTCCGCTACTTTCACAAAAAGCGATCCGTAAGATCCTTCCTAGATCGTTAGGATCAGTAAAGTATTCATGAAATAGATCTACATAATCTTCCATGTGATAGATTATTTCGTTATGTTTCTTACAATCTTGGTAAATATCTAGATCAGCAGGTACTAAAGGGGACGACAAAGTACAAGCAATAAGAACTTCAGCAATCAAACTGATCTACTTAGTTGCTAATTCGGGATCTAAATCATTGATCCTAGTAATTCCGACCTTTAGATCTTCTGTGATCCAATTTCCCTGATCGTCATTATATATGATCTTTGTTTTGATCCCGTCATTTTCTAAGCCAAAAAATGTTTTCGCCATATAATAATTATAATCTAAGATTTATTTATTTTTCCAAATTTATTAAATATTCAGAAGTTACGCCCTGACCGTCTTTACCAAACAATAAGAATTGACATGGTCGTCCCATGCTTGCTAATTGTTCTTGTGCGAAGGTGTTATAACTCTCTGTAGATCCATTAACCCAAACCCTAGTATCGTTTATATACATCGTTGTAGGCGTGTGATAGTGTCCACAAACAGCATAATCAAAGTCTTCCATAAGACCATTAGACGCTAAAGCCTTCCAACCTAAGATCTTTTTGTTATATCCATACCAAGCGATCCCACCAAAACCCCTGATCTGATCCCCATGAAATAAGAAAAAGCGTAGTTTCTCGCCTAGTTGGGCTACCGTGTACCAATTTCTTTCGCCTTCCCCGTCAGGACTATTAAAGGTAATTCTTTTCTGATCCTTATAAGCAAGCTCTAAGATCTTGTAAAGCATGCGATCAGCGTTAGTTTCAGGGTTATAAGATCTTCTAGATTTACCACCTAAAGCACCATGATTACCTATAACTAAATGACAATCAACTTCTTCAAACTCTGCTAATAATTTATCTAGAAATCCAATCATTATTCTCGGTGCGTCTATTGTTACTTGTCTATATAAAGAACTATCAATCAGGTGTTCTTGTCCTGCGAAGATCAACTCGCCTTCTACTATGTCGCCTAACACTAATACTGCTACTTTTTTAACAGGAAAAGACTTACGCTTGATCCGAGCTATATTTATGATCTTATCTGCGTATCGTAAAACTCTTTCTTCTGCGATTTCTGTATTGTAATCAGGTGTTACTTTGGCTAATTGTATGTCAGAAAGTAACGCTATTGCTATTTCTTCCTGTCCTTTTCTGCGATCTCTTGGTGGTACTTTTACTTTAGGGATCTCTATTAGGCTTAAATTGTCCTTAACAGCCTGATAAACGGCATTTACAAGATCTTGTTTCTTGTGTTTAGCATTTTCTAAGGACTTTAAAACTCTCTTATTAGTAGCTTTTAATTCTTTATTTTCTCTCTCTAATTTCTCTACATGTTCTTCCTGAAACTGATCAATCGTCTTTTTTGGTTTTCTTTTTGTCATAAGCTGTAAAATACCTTTCGATAGAATTTCTTGATATAGTCCACCCGCACCCGTCTTCAGCCACTAACCAATCTATTATCGCTTGTCTTCTATAGCCATTGTCATAATGCTCTAATGCTTTATTCCACTCTTTAAAAGCCTTTTCACTTTTTAAATAGTATTTAGTGTTAGATTGATGTACCAAGCTACTTGGATTTTCTTTAATAAATTCGTCAAAAGATTTAGACACGCTAGCCCTTCTGTTGTTTAATCGTAGTTTAATAGAAAGGTGCGTAGATCCTAGTATTTATATAAGATATTATTACAAGATTGTTACATTAATACGGTTATTAAAGTTGCAATAGAAATACCCGCTATGATCCACCCGTAGATCTCTTGTCTTGTTGGGCGTGTAGCTAGATCTTTTTGTATCTGATCTAACTTTTCAAATAGCTTTTCTATATCTTTCATAACTTTATTAATCATTTCTTTTTGTGTAAATCCGTTATCAGCCATTTTTCTTACTCTCACAATGTAGAGAACAGCCACAACATAAGATCTTACAGCTACAAGATGTCATCTTTATCTATCCAATCCCATGTCTTTATTCTCTCTATGTTTCTTTCTATCTTATCTAATTTAAAGATCATAAATAATATAATCTTAAATATAAAGTATATGGACACTACGCCCATAAAAAAATTTTCCATTGATAAACTCACTTTCTAAAATTTATTGTTAGTAGCCATACGACTAATGATCCTAATATGGCTAAGCCGATTATTTGACGCGAACTTCCTGTCATGCTAAACCATGCGATAAAAAATCCGAGTATCGTAAAGGTTTGTATTACGAGTTCTCTAGTCATTTTCTTAACCCAAGATCCTAGCCACTTTAAAACTTTTATTAATATATTGAATTTAGGTACCTTTATTTTAGGTAACTTGGGTGCGTTTAATTTAGGTAAATTAAACTTCATTAAAAATTCCTTCTAAAAGGGATCGCACTTGCACTTATGATCTGACTAGCAATAATTACAGGGATTGTAGTTTCCCTAGCTTTAGCCTTCTGATCTTCCGTCATGTCCGATCCAATTTCTCTTATATCTATTTCTGAGAAATCTACATCAATAATAGCACCGATCGGATCAGCTATAAACTCTTCTACCTGAATTTCTACGACAACATCAGCAACGGTAAAATTTTCAACATCTTTATTATCTTCTGATGTTGCTCTCTCTACAAATTCTTCAACTGCTTGTGCTATATTTTCTTCTTTCTCTGCTTGTTCTGCTAATACTTCAAGATCTTCAGCGCCCTGTACGCCAAGTACTTCAGCTACGATCTCTTTTTCTTCTGTAGATAATGTTTCTACTGTTTCTACTTCTGTTACTTTATTTACAACAGCCTGTACTACTTTTTGTGTTTGTGTATCTGCTACGGCTAAAGATTGTACTTCAACTGTAGATACTTGCTCTAGTACTTCTATTTGTTCTTCTTGATCTAAAGTTTCTACAAATTCTTCGATCTGTTCCTCTAGTTCTTCTTCATATTCAATCAATTCTTCTTCAGTTAGATCTTCTAATTCTTCTTCTTCTAATACTTCAACAACTTCTTCTAAATCAATAATCTCTTCAATTACTTCTTCAACGACAGCGACAACAAGTTCTACTTCTTCTTCTGATAAATCTTCAACTTCTTTTTCTAAGATCTCTACAAATTCTTCTTCTGTTATTTCTTCAGGAAGTATCTCAATTATTATTTCTTTTTCTATTTCTTTAATATCTTCTTCAATTATTACAATAATTTCTTCTTCTTCAATTTCTTCTATGATCTCTTCTTCAATAATTATTATTTCAATATCTTCAAGATCTATTATTTCTTCTTCAAAAATGTATATTTCTTCTAAATTCTGCTCTTCTATTTCTTGAATTACATCTACAAGCTCTTGTATTTCTTTTTCTATTTCTTTAATTTCTTCATCAGATAACTCTATACAATCAGGATCATCTTCAATACAATCTACTACTTCTAGTCCTAATACTTCTAGATCTACAGTTTCAGTAAGTTCTTCTAGTATTTCTTGTTCTTTTTCTTCTTCTATTCTTTCTAGTTCTTCTAAGTAAAGTTGATACTCGTATTCTTCTCTTTCTATTCTTTCTTGGTCAGTTTCATATATTCCTGTTTCTTCAAAGTTACGATCTAACTCTTCTTGTAATAATCTTTCTTCTTCGGCGATCCTTTCTTGTTCAATCCTAAGTTCTTCAGCTATTCTTTCTTCTTCTGCGATCCTTTCTTGTTCTTTTTTCCACTCTTGATATTCTCGCTC